CGTATGCGTATCGGACTGGTTTCCCTCAGCAAGCGTTAGCAGCGTTGTACACCGCTTCGGATGTGCTGTTGGCCTGCAGTATGGGGGAGGGTTTTGGGGTTCCGGTCATCGAGTCCCAAGCCTGCGGTACACGGGTCATCGTTTCCGATTACACCGCTCAGCCAGAGTTAGTTGGGGTTGGGTCAGCTGTGGCGATTCAGCCGTTCTGGGATAGCCATCAGAAGTCTTGGTTCTGCACCCCACAGGTGCCATCAATCGTGGAGGCTCTGATTGAGGCCTACGAAGCCCCTAGAGGCGTGTCAGATGAGGCTGTGGCCTTTGCCAGCCAATATGAAGCTGATGCGGTATTTGAGAGCTATTGGAAGCCAATCATGAAGGAGTTGTCGGAATGGTGCCAGTCATCATCGTCCCCGTCCTAAACAGGTATGACCTACTAGAGCGCTGCTTGCAGTCCATCGACTATCCGGTGGAAACACTCATCGTCATTGACAACGGTGGTAAGTCCACGTTGCATGATTGGCCTTGGGTAATTGATCGTCGCCACGTCAAGAACTATCACGTCTGGTCAATGCCTACGAACCTTGGTGTCGCCCCGTCATGGAACCTCGGCATCAAAGCAACACCTCACGCTGACGGCTGGATCATCTTGAACTCTGATGCGTTCTTTGAGCCTGGACAGTTAGAAGTTTTCTACAACGATTGCAAATCTGATTCGGTGACATTGACTGAGGCTCAGCCTGGTTGGTGTTGTGCGTGGATTGGGTCTGAGGTGATTGCCAAGGTTGGGTTGTTTTCGGAATGTTATGTTCCCGCCTACTTTGAGGACAACGATTTTCAGGAACGTGCGCAACGGCTCAACGTGCAATTCTGGACTTCTGACGCTGGGATAGTTCACGACAATTCCTCTACGCTTTTATCAGCACCAAAGTTACAAGAAAAGAATGCGAAAAGTTTTGCTGCCAATGGTGCGCTTCATGCGATGCGATGGCAGTCAGGTCTTCCCGATGCGGGTCATTGGGATTTAACACGAAGGAGAGAATTGGGATGGGACTAAATTATGACCACATGCTGGATCGTGACTTTGATCATCTAGAGACACAGCGTGACCCGTTAGACGATTACTACAACTTGCACGAAGGCGAGACCATCTATGTTCTCGGCTCAGGGGCAACACTCGACTATCTGACACCAGACTTCTTTGACGACAAGCTGACCATCGCAGTCAACTTCGTTGGCTCAGTATTCGGCTTGAAGGGTTACTACTGTTTCAGCCACTATCACGAGGACTCAAAGTATGAGGCGATGCGTGAGGACTGTATCGGTGTCTTTACCCCTGAAAGGGAACACGGCACCGATGGGTCGTTCGGTGGGTTTATGCCTAACATCACCACCTTCGGCACTCGCACCGGCAGACCAGGCTCAACCTTTGACCCGCATGGAAAAGATTGGCCTGTGCTGTCAGGGCAGTTGACTATCGGATCATCGAGCATTCATGGGGCGATGCACCTTGCAGCGCACATGGGAGCGAAGTTCATTGTGTTGGTTGGGGCTGACTGTGGTTCTCTGGGTGGTCGTGACAGGGTTGACGGTTATGTGCCAGGTGATTCGCATTGGGGTTTGTACGAGATGCACCTTCGAGCGATGAAGCAACGCCTGTGGGATGTGTATTCATGTCAGGTGTATTCGTTGAACCCGTTTGTGAACTATTCCCTTGAGGGTGTTCCATATCGTGGTGCTGCGTCAATCAACTAGAATCGGAACACCATGACGATCACCAATGGCTACGCCACACGCAACCAAGTCAAAGCAGCTCTCCGCATCGGTACTGCTGACACCCTTGATGACGACTTGATTGATAACTGTGTTGGGGCTGCTTCACGTCTGATTGATGGTTATTGCAATCGCAAGTTCTGGCAGAGTGGTACGGCAGCGCGTGTGTATCAGGCTGAGGATTCTTTCTACTGTTCCATTGATGACATCGCTGGAACTGCTATCACATTGAAAACTTCGTCGCAGGCTGACGGAACTTTTGACATCACTTGGTCTCCTTCTGATTATCAGTTGGAACCGTTGAACGGAAACCTTGATGGCTTGGAGTGGAGCTACGACAAGATTCGTGCTGTTGGCGATTACCTGTTCCCAACGGTGAATGCTAACTATGGTGAGCAGGCTTTGGTTCAAGTGACTGCTGTGTTCGGTTGGCCTTCTGTGCCGGAGCCGATAACGCAGGCGACAATCATTCAGGCTTCACGCATCTTCAAACGCTACGACTCGCCTCTTGGTGTGGCTGGGTTCGGTGACTTGGGCGCGATTCGTGTGTCTCGATTCCTTGACCCTGATATGGCTCAACTAGTCGAGCCTTATCGTCGTATGCGGATTTTTGCATGAGTTACTCAGTCACCGACATCAAGACTGGTATATCTAACGCGCTTGCCACAATCCCAGGCTTACGGGCTTATGCCCAGCAACCAGACAACCTGAACGCTCCTTTCGCTTGGCCTATGTTGGATTCAATCACCTACAACGGGGCGATGCGTGGAGGGCTAGTGACCCATATCTTCGTGGTGTCTGTAGTTGTGGGCAGGTCTGCGGAACGCACAGCTCAGAGGGCTTTGGATGGCTTTTTGTCTTATGAGGGTACGACTTCGGTTCGTGCAGCGTTGGAGGCTGACAGGTCTTTGGGTGGGGTTGTGCAGAACTTGCTGGTTGAGTCTGCTTCGAATATCTCCACGATGGATGGCAACGATGCAACGTATCTGATGGTTGACTTCCGTGTGGTGGTGTACGCTTAGTCTGTTGATTCGTCGTCCTGCTGGCGTGTATAGTTTCATTAGTAATTCTTCGAGTGCCGGAAGGCAGGAGTATCAAACATGGCAAAGCAAGTTCTCACAAACGTAGCGGTCACCTTCGGCACAGCTTCAACAGACATTTCAAATTATGTAGCTTCAATTACATTGGATTTGACCAAGGCTGAAGTTGCTACAACTAGTTTCGGTTCGGGTGGTGCGGTTACTCGCATCGCAGGTCTTGCAGACAACTCGATCACTCTTGAGTTGCATCAGGATTACCCAACGATTGAGAAGTTGTTCTATGACGCTTGGGCTGCGGGTACTGCTGTACCTATGACGGTTAAGCCAAACGGAACTGCTTCCGCTTCAAGCACCAATCCGCAGTATGCGTTTAACGTTCTGCCGTTGACTTGGCAAAGCGTGAACGGTGCTGTAGGCGACATCGCCACAGCGTCAATCACTTACCCTATTGACGGCAACGTAACCAAGACTGGTTCTGGCGCATAATTTTCTTTAAGTAACCCTTAACCCTGCGGAGGAAAAATGAAAATAGCACTAGAGGTCACATCGGCTTTGGATCAGAAGACTCGCACAGTTGTTGCTGCGTTTCCTGACTTCATCGCTTTTGAAAACAAGTTCAACCGAAGTGTCGCAAAGTTTGAAGCAGAACTAACGCTTACAGACTTGGCTTTTATTGGTTGGCATTCTGAGCATCGTCAGAAGAAGACGGGCTTGGATTTTGATTCTTGGATTAACGACGTTGAGTCTTTATCGATTGGTGATGCTGACCAAGCTGTGATCGTCCCTTTGGAGATCAGTCAGCCCATTGGATGATTGCGTACCTGTCTGTTGAGACAGGTATCGCCCCTTCAATTTTGCTGACAGAATCACCTCGAATGATTTTTACGATGTTTGCTTATTTGCGTTGGAGAGCAATTCATCTAAACAGGTAGTCTGTTGTTATGGCGCAGGCAATAGGTAGAGCAGGTCAAGTAACAATCACCGGTGGCAACGATGCCATTGAGATTGTTGGTATTGCAAAGTTCTTGCGCGAAGCTTCAAAAGCGAATGAAAACTTTAATAAAGAGATGCGCAAGGCATCCCGCCAGGTGGCAGCGAACATAATCATCAAGGCTAAGGCTGAGGCTGCGACTGTGACACGTTCTCGTCAAGCGATTCAGGTGATGAGGGGAATGAAGGCAAGGTCTGACCGTATCCCTACGGCTTCTCTTAGCCATAAATCACCATTTATTTCTAAGTCCAATCCGAGCAAGAACCGCAAGAAACCCGTGACCAGAGGCGACGTGTTCTTTGGTGCCGAGTTTGGTGGTGGGGCTAGACCAACAACAAGGCAATTCATGAGGCATCGTTACAGGTCTGGTTACTTCTTTTGGCCTGCTGTCCGTAAGGAAAAAGAGAACATCGCTAGAGAGTATCTGGACGCTATTCAGAACGTGTTGAACACCCTCAAAGATAAGGCTTGACTTCGGCTGGGTTTCCTGTACCCTCTAGGTAGGAGGGGTTATGGCTGTTCTGTTTAAGGATGTGAAGTCTATTTATCCGAAGCGGTTCGCTTCGTCTTGGGAGCAGTTGAAAGAGCTGTTGTCGTTCCATGAGGAGAATGCTGTCAAGGCTGCGGGGGCGTTGTGGTCTCCGGTTGAGTATGACCAGGGTACGACTCGTGGTAACCGTAACGTCAGGTCTGTTGAGGCGTTGGTTGTGGACATGGACGGTGAAGCGTTTGATGAGGCGCTGTTGGATGGGTTGGAGTGGTTCGCGTATTCGACTTATTCGCATCGGTTGGATGACCCTCACTACCACTTGGTGTTGCCGTTAGCGGAGAAGGTTCCTGCTTCGTTGTGGCGGGTGGTGTGGCAGGAGTTGCATGAGCGAATCAACCTGCGTGGTGATGAGGCGACCAAAGACCCTGCTCGTATTTTCTATCTTCCACAGCATGCACCGGATCAGCCGTTTGAGTTCCATGAGGGTCATGGTGTGTTGTTGGATTCGTCGTTTAGGTTGGATGTTGAACCTGTCATCAACCCTGTGTCTCCTCGCTCAAAGCAGGTGCGTCAGCCTCGTGCGCTTCGTGCTGGTGCAGAGATATTGTCTGAGGCTTGGTGGAATGAGCCTGTAGATATTTCTCGTTGGGATGGCCTGTCTGAGAAGGCTTTGTATTCTGCGATGCTTGACGAGTTTGTTGCTTTGCGGAATGGGTTGTCTGTTATTGAGTAGAATCGTCGCATGGCTGGTGAGCGGACGTTCGTTGTTAAGTTTATTTCCGATACGCTTGCTGCCACTAAAGGCATCAAAAAAGTCGGTGATGACCTAGGCACTTTAGGGAAACAGGTTGACACGAACCTTGGTTCCAAGTTCAAGAGCGTCATGCCGTCTTTCAAAGCGGTTGCTGTCGCAGGAACCGCAGCGTTCGCTGCCGTTAGTGCTGCCTTATATAAATCCGTTGAGGCTGCTATCGAATCAGAGGCAGAGCAAAACAGGCTCAGGCAAATCTTACAAACCACCACAGGTGCATCAGATGAGCAAATTGATTCTCTAAACGAACAAGCAAAAGCGTTACAGAATCTTGGTGTTGTTTCCGCTGGAACCACCTCAGTCGTTCAGGCACAGTTGGCAACCTTTGACCTTTCAGTTGACACAATCAAAACGCTGACCCCAGCAATTCTTGATTATGTAACAGCAGAAAAGGGTGCTAGTGCTACAGCGGACGATTTCAAATCATCCACGAACGGACTAGCCCAAGCCCTACAGGGCAACTTTGCGTCACTAACTAAGACTGGTTTCGTCCTCGATGATGCAACAAAGAAAACAATCAAATCTGGCACAGAGAGCGAACGAGCTGCTGCTTTGGTTGCAGTCTTGGGTTCTACCTATGAGGGTTTCAACGAAAGTCTTCGAGATACACCAGAAGGTCAACTACAAGCTCTACAGAACGATTTTAAGGATTTGTCTACAGCGGTTGGAATTGCGTTGCTTCCAGCCTTGGGTAGTGCTGTCGGGTTCCTGAATGATTC